AAAAGGAGGCGAGCATTCTAGGCGAAACACTCAATGTCTTTGTCGTGGGTGCAATTCATCAAAGGGCAGCCGCCACGCAAACGATCAGATGCTACTTATTGGATGACCTTTTGAAAGAGAATGGTGTATAGTAATCGTATGGAAACTAAAAAAACCCTAGGCAGACCAAGAACCACAGTTGAAGACCTCAAAAAAGACTGGAAGCAGATCATCATGGACTGTGGACAAGAAGGCGGCAGCGCCGTTGAAATGCGGTGCATTCTAGGCTTAGGCGAGTCGGCATGGGGTACATTGCTGGAAGACTCAGACGATTTTCGACGAACCGTAAAAAGCGGGCAAGATCTTTGCCAAGTTTGGTGGGAGCGTCAAGGCCGTAAAATGACAACCGGAGCCGATGGAAATGCTACGGTTTGGATTTTCAATATGAAGAACCGGTTTAGCTGGCACGACAAACAGCAGGTAGACCACACCACCAACGGCGAATCAATCAACAAGGTAGAGCGTGTCATCATCGACCCTACAAATACAGACACCTAGATGGGCCGTTCCGCTATTACAAGAAAGCGAGATAAAGGGCGCAAAAGGCGGGCGGTCGTCTGGAAAGTCGCATTTCATGGCAGAGATGTTGGTAGAGCAGCATGTTAGAAATCCAGACCAGCAAAGTGTCTGCATACGTGAGATACAAAGGTCACTCAAGTTCTCGGCTAAAAAGCTGATAGAAGATAAGATCCGGGCTCTTGGCGTGTCTAATCTGTTTGATATAAAGCTCACAGAGATCCGGCGGATTGGCGCTCATGGTATTATTATCTTTGAAGGCATGCAGGATCACACAGCGGATTCAATTAAATCCCTTGAAGGTTTTGACCTATCATGGTGCGAAGAGGCGCAAAGCCTGAGCCAACGATCCATTGAGCTGCTAAGCCCGACAATCAGAAAGCCTGGAAGTGAGCAGTGGTATAGCTGGAACCCTGAGCAGCCAGATGACGCTGTTGAAACTCTTTTTAATGACAACCCTAATGCAAGTTTAGTTCACGTGAACTATTACGAAAACCCTTGGTGTCCTGAAAAAATGGTCAGGCTTGCAGACTGGCAAAGGCGCGTCGATTATGAGCGGTATGCCCACATCTGGCTAGGTGAGCACAATACCAAGTCAGAATCACAGGTGTTCAAAAATTGGCGAGTAGATGAGTTTGAGCCTGACGAGTCATTTGGCGAACCCCTGTACGGCCTTGACTGGGGCTTTGCTAATGACCCTAGCTGCTTTGTGCGAACATACATAAAGGGCAATACGCTTTATATTGACCAAGACGCGGGAAAGGTAGGGCTAGAGCTAGATGATACAGCCAAGTATTTCATGGACGCCGACCCGCTTGTTGTCAATTACGTCATAAGGGCAGACAGCGCCAGGCCGGAGTCAATAAGCTACCTGAAGCGCCACGGCTTGCCAAAAATTACGGGTGTTGAAAAATGGCCCGGAAGCGTTGAGGATGGAGTTGAGTTTATCAAAACCTTTGATGAAATCGTTATCCATACTCGATGTAAAGATATGCAAGAAGAGGCCCGTCTTTACAGTTACAAGACAGACAAGCGAACAGGTGATATACTTCCCAAAATAGGGGATGATAACAATCACAGATGGGACTCGGTTAGATACGCTCTAGCCCCCTTAATCCGAAATCAAGGCTACGACATGATGGCAGTCTATTCATGAGCAACTTTTTCGCAGACGTATCACGCGGCCTAGTTAACGCTGTGTCTGGCCTCGGCAGCGACCGCGACAAAGCTACACACGGAACCTGGAACTTTCAGCCGCTTGATCGCCAACAGGTCGAAGCCGCTTACCGCTCTAACTGGATGTGTCGCAAGGCCGTGGACATCCCTGCGTTTGACATGATGCGTGAGGGCTGGGCTTGGCAGTGCGATAAAGATCAGATTACCGCAATTGAGGCCGAAGAGAAGCGCCTCGGCGTCCTAAGTAAAGTTTTCAACGCAATCAAACAAGCCAGACTCTACGGCGGCTCAGCCATCCTTATCAGCGACGGCTCAGACGATCACTCAACACCGCTGAACCCAAATACCGTTGGCAAAGGTGGCGTCGCGTTCCTAAAAGTTATGGATCGCTACCACATGACCAGCGGATTGCTCGACTATGACCCCATGTCACCGACCTACATGGAACCCACCTATTACGATCTGGTGGGCGCTGCTGGTGGCACTGTCCGCATTCACCCCTCCCGCGTTGTGCGCTTCATCGGCGCTGACCTCCCTACAGACTGGGAAGTCTTGGTAGACCGCTGGGGTGATAGCATACTTGACGCCATTGAGATCGCTATTAAAGACGCCACTGCCGGGCAGCAAGGCATTGCCGCACTGGTTCAAGAAGCCAAGGTGGACGTCTATCATATCGACGGCTTCATGGAGGGCATGAAATCCGAAGTCTACAAAAAGGCAGTGGTAGAGCGGTTTAACCTAGTCCAAAGCATGAAATCAACGGTTAACGCCTTGGTACTGGATAGCAAAGACGAATACCAGCAGAAGACAATCAACTTTTCTCAACTGCCCGAAGTCCAGCGCTTACAGCTTCAGATCGTCTCTGGTGCCGCTGACATCCCGGCCAGTCGATTCTTGGGCCAATCCCCTAGCGGCATGAACGCGACTGGTGAGGGTGACGAGAAAAACTACTACAACCGCATCGGTGCTGAACAGGAGTTAACTTTACGTGAGCCGCTGGAAAAGCTGCTGAATGTGGTAGTTCGCTCAGCCCTTGGCGAATACCCGAAAGAATGTTGGTTCACGTTCAACCCGCTGTGGCAGATGAGCGAAACAGAAAAGGCTGCTATATTCAAAGTCAAGGCCGACGCTGCCAGGGTATTAGCTGGCGACGGCATAAGCACAACCCCGCTAATCCCTATTGAGGCACTGTCTGATAGCCTGATTAACTCGTTTATAGAAGCGGGCGACTTGCCGGGCCTTGAGGCTGCCATGTTAGAATTTGGGGGGCTATCCGAGGAAGAGCCGCCTGACCCGTTGGAGGATGTGTAATGCAACTTATAGACAAAGTTTCGGTTGATGAGGGCAGTGCTAAGCGTACTGCGGACGGCTATCTTGTTGCTGTTGCCCGTGTAGGTAGAGCCAATAACATCCAGCTCTATACTGGCGACGAAATGGAAAAGCCCGAAATGCCATTTGTTCGGGTTTATCGCCCGGCCTCTGAGGTGTTTTCAAAAGACGCAATGACCAGCGTTGCACACAAGCCAATGACAAACGATCACCCTATTGATGGCGTTTCAGCTGTTACGTGGAAGCGTGACGCAATCGGGCAAATGGGCGACGAGATTACGAAGGACGGGGAGTTTGTTCGCGTTCCTCTGGTCATGATGGATGGCGCTGCCATCAAAGATTATGAAGCCGGAAAGCGAGAATTGTCCCTTGGCTATAAGGCTGACATTGAATGGACCGGCGGCGTCACTGATGGCGGCGAAGAGTACGATGCTATCCAGCGGAACATCCGCGTTAATCACGTTGCCCTTGTCGATCAAGGCAGGGCAAATCAAGAATTCCGCATTGGCGACAGTGCGAATCAATGGGGCGCTCGCCCTACAACCCGCAGTACAGATGACAGGACACACAGTATGACTGACAAACTCAGAGCTGTGGTTGTTGACGGCTTATCGGTTAACACCACCGATGAAGGCGCTCTAGCCATTGATAAGCTACAGAAAGCCGTTACAGACGCGCAGAAGCAAACCGCTGACGCTGAAGCCAAAGCAATCACCGACATGAGCGAAAAAGAAAAGAAAGTCGCCAAACTCCAAGCCGAAATTGACGACTTGAAAGGTAAAGCCATGGACGACGCCGCGATTGATAAGCGTGTGCAGGTTCGAGCTGAGCTAATCGGCAAGGCCAAGGTCATCGCCAAAGACCTAGACACAACCGGCGTAAGCGATGCAGGCATCCGCAAAGCAACCGTTGCAGCTAAGCTGGGCGACGCGGCTATCAAGGACAAGTCCGAGGCGTATATTGATGCGCGCTTCGACATCCTTACCGAAGATTCCGAGACCACCACTGACTCACTGCGGCACCTTGGCGGCGTTAAATCCACAGACGGTGCAGGCGGCTGGAACGACTCGGCTTTTAAATCTGCTGGCGTCAAAATTAAAAAGGAAGCGTAAATCATGGCAATCCTAACGAAAGGCAAAGCGTCCGCCGCTTTTATCATCAGTCAGGCTAACGGGTATCAGAACTCTGATGACGTTACCGTGACAGTCCCGGCAGACACTACCTATGCGGGCGGGACTATCCTCGGAAAGATCACTGCAACCGGCAAGTTTGTGCGGCATGCCGCAGGCGCGGGCGACGGCTCAGAAAACGAGGCGGGAGTCCTTTACGAAACCCTGACTAACACAACCGGCTCAGGAGTTGACAACGCTTCAACGCTGTTTATTCGACTCTCTGAAGTTGCCGAGTCTGAACTGACTTATGAAGTCGGCGCAGACGGCGCACAAGTCACCGCATCCAATCTGGCTCTCAAAGCCCTTGGCATCATCGTTCGATAAAGGAAACCTCTCATGGCTTCAATGGACATCTTTAATAACAGTGCTTTTTCCATGACGTCTCTTTCGGGCGTCGTGAACAAACTGGACTATCAGCCCCAGTTGCTTGGCGAGCTTGGCCTCTTTGAGCCCATGCCGGTGCGTACTCGTACCGTATTCGTCGATCAGCGCGATGGTAGCCTGACACTTATTCCAACAAGCGCGACTGGCTCCGCTCCTTCCGAGCTGGCTATCGACAACCGGGACGCCGTGCCCTTTAAGACGACTCGACTGGCTAAGGGCTTTACGCTCTATGCCGAAGAGATCCAAGACATCCGCGCCTTCGGTTCCGAGACCGAGCTAGAGCAGGTGCAGGGCGAGTATCTTCGCCGCTTGGCGCGCACGCGGGCTGACGTTGAGCTGACTCAGGAGCATCACCGGCTTGGCGCTTTGCAAGGTAAGTTGCTGGACTCCGATGGCAGCACTGTAATTTATGATTACTTTGCTCAGTTTGGTGAGTCTGAGCCTGCTGCAGTGAACTTCGCGCTGGGCACTGCTGCAACCGACGTTCGCGGCAAGTGCGCCGAAGTCATCCGCGCAATGTCTCGTTCTGCTAAGGGTGCGTTTACGTCGGCAACGACTGTTCACGCACTGGTAGGCGACACGTTCTATGACCTGCTGATCAATCACGAGCAAGTTGTGGCAACTTTCACCGGCTGGGCAGCGGCGACAGACCTTCGGCAAGGCGCGGCTTTCAACGCTTTTACCTACGGCGGCATCACGTTCCACAACTACCGTGGCACTGATGACAACTCGACTGTAGCAATCGCAGACGACGAAGCAAAGTTCTTCCCAATCGGGGCGAGCGGCGTGTTTAAGAAAGCGATGGCACCGGCTGAGTTTGGTCCTTTCGTCCAGACCCTGGGAATGGACACTTACGCTTTGAACATTCCTGACAGGGATCGTCAGGCATGGACTCGCGGCGAGATATATTCGTATCCGCTCTATATATGCCAGCAGCCTCAGGTGTTGCGCAAAGGCACTTCAAGCTAATTAACGCGGGGGCTTCGGCCCTCGCTTTTTCAGGAGGCGACCATGCCAACCTATAAAATCTCAAACAACTCGACACGCGACAAGGCCATTAAGGTCTATGGCGGTAGTGAGATTGTGAAGGCCGGAAAATCCGCAAACGTGGAAAATCCGCAAGAATTCAACAGTGAGCAGATCGAAGACTACGCGGCGCTTGGTGTAGTGATTATGCTTGCAGGAAAGCCAAAGATGAGTAAGCCAGAGCCTAAATTCAACAAGGAGTAATCCATGCCCGGCTACGGAGACGACATCGGCTTTGAGGACTATGCAGCTGCTAACGGTTATGACATTCCGACCGGCACTGTGGCTGCGGCTCGTCTACGCGGATCCGTGTACCTGGATGGCCATTATTACCGGCGCTGGCCTGGTGAGCCCGCGGGCGGCGTAGATCAGGAACGCTCATGGCCGCGAAAGAGTGCGGCTGACCGATACGGTAACGCCATCCCACCCGCTGCCGTGCCCGCACGCGTGGTGAGTGCATCGTATGAAGCGGCTTTGATTGAGCTGCGCACACCGGGCTTTTTCTCCAAGACGTTTACCGAAGCTGATAAGAAAGTCTTAACGAAAGTTCAGTCGATAGAATGGAAATACATTGGAAGCAGTAAGGGCGACCGCTCGTCATCTCCGGTATCAACCGTAATTGACAATATTCTTGCGCCGCTATTGACGCCGGCCGATTCATACCTACCCGCCGCGTTGATTGTGTCCTAATGGAAGACTGGGCAGCTATCGCGGCAGAAGTAGACGAGGCGATCAAGTCGGTCGCCTCCACCGATGCAGGCTATCCGGCAACCATTCGCCGCCAGTCATCAACCGGCGGTGATCCATGGGAGCCCACTACCACGTCAGCTTATACCACCATCCGCGTGATCGAAGAAAACCGGCGCGTCAGGTCTGCTGATGGCTCTTACGTCGACATGACCAAGCGCACTTTGACGACTGCGTCAAAGCCAGGATTCGTGCCGAAGAAATCCGATGACATAGCAGTTGGCATTACGGCCAGTGAGGCTTCAGACAACAGCGACTGGCTGGTTATCACCGAAGTACGTGCCCTCGCACCCGCTGGCGTTGCTGTGCTGTACGAAATCGAGCTGTCTACCTAATGGCATCCGTCAACCTGAATGGCATCAGCAAAGAGGAAGAGGCCGCGTTTCGGAAGGCGTTCTCTGAATCTGTTGCCAACATCAAAAACAGTGCCGTGATTAAAGAACTGTCTGAACGTATCGAGTCGGGCGATATTGACGGCGTTTTGATAGCGCTTGGCATTACTGAAGCTGTGTTCAGCCCTATTGAACAGGCTATTCAGAACGCATACCGCAAGGGCGGGGATACAGGGGCCAAGCAAGTAGGCCGCATCCCTGACCCGGCTGGCGAAGTCTCATTCATGTTTGCCTTCAACGTGCGCAACCCGCGCGCGGAACAGTGGTTGCGTGAGAACTCTTCCAGCCTGATTGTCGAGATCACGCAAGATCAGAAAGAGATGGTCAGGCAGCGGCTAACGGCCAGTTTGTCTGAGGGTATCAACCCCAGGCAGTCCGCCCTTGAACTTGTGGGCCGAAAGAACCTTGTCACCGGCAGGCGCGAAGGTGGCTTTGTCGGCATGACGAGTCGTCAGTCTCAGTGGGTGTCGAACGCACGCGGTGAACTCGAGGACCTTAATCCGAACTACCTCACTCGCAAGCTGCGCGACAGACGGTTTGACCGCTCCGTGCGCAAGGCTATTGCTTCAGGCAAGCCGCTAACCAAGGGCGTGGTTAATCGCATGGTGACGGCATTAGAGAGCCGCACAGTGAAGTATCGCGGTGATGTGATAGCCCGTACCGAATCTATTGACGCACTGAGAGCCGGGCACCATGAATCGTTGCGTCAGGCTACTGAGGCGGGCGATGTTGCGGAGGGCGACGTTACTAGAGAGTGGGATGATACCGGGGATAGACTCACGCGCCGGACACACAGGGCGGCAGACGGGCAGAAGGTTAGGGGCAATCAACCATTCACCGTTGGCGGTTTCCAGCTTCGCTATCCGGGTGATTCCTCGCTGGGTGCGCCGGCTGAAGAACGAGTACAGTGCCGTTGTTCAGAAATTACAGAAATAAATTTCGGCTCCAAGGTTGCGCGGATTGAAGGCTTTGGCTGAAGTCGTAATCCGCTTTATCCGGCCCTGCTATTTAGTGGGGCTTTTTTGCTTATTGGTGTTGCAATGCTGCGAGGGTGTGTTATTGTTAAGTCATAGAGAGACGCCAACCACAGAAAAGGAACACGAAAATGACTAACGGAACTTGGACTAGCATCAACGAAAGCAACGCAACCCGCACACAGAAAGACGCACTGGTTCGCGCTTGCAAGATCTCAGTAATTCACGCAATCAAAAACGGCTGGAACGTGACGGTAACCATTAAAGATGCCAACAACGCAATTGCCGGTATCTTCACTAAAGAAAAAATGGGCATGACAGTTCCAGCAGGCAGGGTTTTTATCGGGCCTCGCGGAGCAATTCAGGTCAATGAAATTACCGTTTAAATTTAAATCAGCGCCCTTCGGGGCACCAACCACAGCGGAGTAAACAACATGAGCAATTCAATGAAAATTTACATGGTTATGGATTTAAGCCTTGGCGTGATTGATTCCGACCGGCTGACGCTGGAAGAGGGTTTAAACTTGCTCTCAGAAAGCGAAGATTACGCCCTAATGCTGCAGCATGACAAAGACGTTAACCCGTTTTTAGAGTGTGATTTTTGCGGCAAGAAACACTCAACTTTGAAGGTGGCGGAATGAATGCAGGCATGAAAACCCCAACCCTAACCGAGATCCGCCAGCACGTAGAATCCACAGGCGGCACGTACAGCCGCCAAAACATCACCCTGGCGGGCAATCCGGCCTACCACGTTAACGGCACGACGATGACTAAGAGCGAGATGATCGAGCGTTTTCAGCGGGGGAGGCTATGAGCGATCAAGTAGAACCCCTGCTTGCATGGATATGGCGGCACCACGACGGCAGCGTAATCGACGCAGCAACGGCGCTCAGGTCTGACAAGTCCACGCTGTATAGGGTTATGGACACTGCTTACGTCATCAACGGCAAGCTTTACACAATCAAAAGGAAAGCAAAAATGAAAAGCACTAACAGCAACAACACTAGGCACTATTAAATGGCACTATCTGTACCGGCACTGGCGGAGAAGTCAGTCTGCAAGCAGGTCGCAAACCTTGCCGAGAACATGATGGAAGCGCGTCAGATAGGCGTAAGTATGGTTGATGCAATGGGGGCAGCTGGAGATAGCGCTATAATTAAAAGAATGGTAGTCGAAGCCTACGAAGTGCGCCGGTTCAAAGCTCCAGTATGGCAGGCAACCGAGGTGCAAGACTTCCGTGATGAGTGGTTCATGGTCTGCTATAAAGTGGCAGCGGAAATGAAAGAGTCTTGAGGATAGAGAAATGGATGACACACAGAGCGGATTTGACCAGCTTCATTATGTTGCGGTAGACCAAGTGACGACAGATAAAATAAAGGGCGAGGTTTCGGAATGGCCACCGGCAATTCTTAAGGCGGACTTTGGCGATGAAACCTACTACTATAATCTTGCGGATTGTCACAGCGAGGCTAAGCCAGAACGGCC